TTATTCCGTAAGCATTTTAGCAATGCGAAAAGGCGTATTGCCTTCAAGAAAGTAGCGGTAGATTTTCTTTACCAGTTTTGCTTCTTCTTTGTTAACCATGAGGTTACCGTTAGGCCCTTTATCATAACCTAGGAAGTTTCCATATGGAATACTGACCTTACCATCAGCAAATCTCTTCCTTTGTCCCCAGGTGACATTTTCTGAAATAGATCTGGATTCTTCTTGGGCGAGTGATGACATAATGGTAATTAAGAGTTCTCCCTTGGAATCAAAAGTCCAGATGTTTTCTTTTTCAAAATAGACCTCGACTCCTTTATCCTTTAACTCTCTAACCGTTGTTAAGCTATCCACCGTATTTCTTGCAAACCTTGATACCGATTTGGTAATAATTAAGTCGATTTTACCATTTAAGGCATCATCTACCATTCGGTTAAAGCCTTCACGGTATTTGGTATTGGTTCCGGATATTCCTTCATCGGTATAAATACCAACAAATTCCCAGTCGGCTCGTTTTTTAATGTAGTCCGTATAATAGTCTACTTGGGCTTCATAAGATGTAAACTGTTCATCAGAATCAGTTGAAACCCTAGCATATCCAGCTACTCGTCTTTTAGTTACTTGAACTTTTGATTTTGATGAATATTTAGTCTTTGTTGCTGGTATGGTCGTTACTTTTTTCTTCATGTTTTTCTCGCCACCTTTCTTTATTTGCTTTACCTATTTTTCTTTTTGTTTCTTCTGAATGCTTAGGTTTTGGACGCACTGGATTGCTATATTCTCTGTTAGTAATTTTTCCGTCCTTATAATAGAAATAGATCACATTATACTTTATTCCGATTTTAGATAATTTATCAATCATTATTTTGCTGTCGAATCTATAAAGGGTTAGTTCCTCAGCTACAATATTTTCTAGAGCGGTCAAGTAGATGGTTGAGTTTTTGCATTCACTGGATGGGCTAGAGCAATAGTAGCAGATTGCTTCATCTCCGTTAGCAATATTTTTGCTTTTGTCTTCTGTAACTTTTGCCACATTTCTCACATTTTATGAAACTTGAGAAGTCATTAAATCTTTTTATTTTTCTAGAAAACTCAGGGTTTTGTCTTAATTTTGCATATTCGAGTCTTGTTTCATCTGTCCACCAATCTTTCTTAGCAGTTGATTTCCATTCTACTTTTTTCTTGCTACCATCTATAAAAACAAATTCAAGAAGTCCTGGCTCTAACACATTAATATCCGTAATGTTTTCGTAGAATATTTCTTCCGAGAAGTTTTCAATTCCTAAGACTTCACAACATTTATTCTTGAGGATGTACTCTGGTATTGATGGATTAATGCAACCTTTTCTATTAGCATCTTTTTGTCCAGCACACATCCAAACTATATTTTTTCATTGGATCCATCTCTTTTATTTCTTTGATTCCTTTGGAAGTTTCTGCCACATGAACAATGAATGTTACTAGTAAAGCAAGTAACATTTAGAGACATATTTGCTCTAGATCCGAGTTCTCTTCGTTTAGCCATTTCATTTTGTACTTTTTCATAGACTTCTAAGTCGATTATCTTGGGGTGGGTATTTTCGCTCCAATACATAAGAAGTTCTCCTTCATTCTTCATTTCCTTTTTAGTTATAAAATCTGTATATGTTTTTTGAAGGAGTGAATTTCCTGTGTATTTTTCTTGTCTTAAAATAGCCCTTATGCTTGATGCTGGTAGAGGCTTACCAGTAAGCCCTTTTACACCTTTTTCTCTAAGTTCCTTTTCTGTTGTCTCAGCAGATTTTCCAGCAAGAAAATTTTCGAAACAGTATTTAATAACTTCTGCTTCTTCAGGGACTAAGTTAAATTTTTCTCAGTCCCATCTGTATCCATAGAGTACATAGGAATTAACCTTCCCTTCTTGGAACTTTTTTCTAATGGTCCATTTTACATTATTAGATGTGGACCTCGCTTCTTCTTGAGCAAAGGATGCGAGAATTGAAAGCATAAGTTCGCCGTCTGCAGAGAGTGTTTTTATATTCTCTTTTTCAAAATGAACCTCAACACCCAAACTTTTTAGATGCCTTACAATCTCTAACAAGTCGACCGTGTTTCTACCAAATCTTGATATTGATTTTGTAAGAATTAAATCTATATTTCCTTCTTCGCAAGCATTGAGCATTTCTTGAAATCCTTTACGATTAGCGCTTGCTCCAGAAACACCAAGGTCTGAATAAACTCCAGCAAATTCCCAATCCTTATTATTAGTAATTAAATTATTATAGTAACTTACTTGTTGTGAAAGGGAATTAAGAGTTCTACCTTTTGCAACAGAAACTCTGGCATAGGCAGCTACTCTTTTTTTCTTTTTAAGTTTAGGTAGAGTAGCCTCAATCTTTTGTATTCTTTTCATAATAGTTCCTCCTTTCACTACCATATATCAATATTAATTGGCTATAAGTCAAGTAAATTAGAGGATAAAAGGAACTATTGTAGCCTTATATTTTTCAAGAAGTTTCTTTGTAATTTTCTTAAAATCTTTGTTAGAAATTATGTCAGCGTTTCTTAATTTTAGGAAAAATAGGTAAGATGTATAGAACTTAAATTCATCATTCATGGCCAAACCTATCCTTAATGTAACATTCGTGAGAACAATATTTCCTGTTTTTATTTCCATAAGCATTAAAAGGTTTATGGCAATAATAACAAGTGAAATTATAGTAAGCCTTACGGTTTACCTTATCCAGGTTACTGTTCCACCAATCTTGTCTGCATTTGGAAGAGCAGAACTTTTTACTCTCATTAATCTCAGCACCACAGTTTATACATATGTGTTTTTTCTTTTCAGAAGTACCAGTTAATCCATTTCGTCTACAAAAGCTTTTCACAGTATTAATAGATATTTTCAAGGCATCTGAAATTTCCTTATAGCTATATCCAGCTTGTCTTAGTCTAGTAATCATAAATTATCCCTCCTACTAGCCCTAAGACAAAAATGGGTATCTTGTTAGGGAATTTATAAAAGTAATTACTTTTATAATGATTTTTAACATTAAAATCTAGATTGTAAAAGTAATTACTTTTTGTTATAATTAAAGTAATAACAAATAAAAAGATTAGGAGGAGTGAACTATTGGCAAATAAAAATGATAGTGGAATAAAACCTTTGAAACACTACAACATAGCAGATTTCAATCGCGGACAATCCTCAAAGATAATAAGAAAAATAGAAGAAGAAGACAGTACAGCATTCGTTTTAAAACATGGAAAACCAATAGCTGTAATAATATCTAATGAAAAGTATGAAAGATTATTAAAAAAGATATTGACATTAATATTTATTAGCAACAGTTTATGAATTGAAATATTCGTGATGGAGGGAATTATATGGATAAACAACAGTTAGCATCTACAATTTGGGAATCAGCAAATCAGATGCGTTCAAAAATAGAGGCGAGCGAGTATAAAGACTTTATCTTAGGGTTTATTTTCTATAAGTATCTATCTGATAAAGAATTAAGATTTTTTAAAAATCAAGGATTGTCACAAGAAGATATTGAAAAGATAAATGAAGATGATGAAGAATATGCAGAATATGTAAGAAAAAACTTGGGATATTTTATTTCATATGAGAATCTATATTCAACATGGCTATCTAAAGGTGGAGACTTTGAAATAGCAGATGTAAGAGATGCGTTATCTGCTTTTGATAGAAACATTGATAGTTCTTATAAGAAAGTTTTTGAAAATATCTTTAAGACTCTTAGTAGTGGACTTTCTAAATTAGGAGAAAGTGCTGCTAAACAAACCAAAGCGGCAAGATCGCTATTAAATTTAATAAAAAGAATTCCTATGGATGGTAGTCAAGACTATGATGTTTTAGGTTTTGTTTATGAATATTTAATTTCAATGTTTGCTGCAAATGCTGGAAAGAAAGCAGGAGAATTTTATACACCTCATGAAGTATCTGTTTTGATGTCTGAAATAATCGCAGAAGAACTAAAAGATAGAGATAAAATCCAAATTTATGATCCAACATCTGGAAGTGGTTCTTTGCTAATTAACATTGGGAAAGCAATGCGCAGATATTTAGATAGTGATAATAAGATAGATTATTATGCTCAAGAGTTAAAAGAAAATACTTATAACTTAACTCGTATGAATTTAGTTATGAGAGATATTAAACCAGCTAATATCAATGTAAGAAATGGAGATACATTAGAAGATGATTGGCCATTTTTTGAAGATGATAGAAAAGACAGTACTTACAATCTTGTAAAAGTAGATGCAGTTGTTTCAAATCCACCATATTCTCAAAAATGGTCACCTAAAAACAAAGAGCATGACCCAAGGTATAAATTTTATGGTGTAGCACCAAGAGGAAAGGCTGATTATGCATTTTTACTCCATGATTTATACCATTTAAAACCAGATGGTATTATGACAATTGTATTACCTCATGGAGTCTTATTTAGAGGAAATGCTGAAAGAGAGATAAGAAAGAATCTGATAGAAAAAAATAAAATAGATACAATTATAGGACTTCCTGCTAATGTATTTTTTGGAACTAGTATACCAACCATAATAATGATTTTAAAACATAACAAAGAGAATAATGATGTTCTAATAATTGATGCATCAAAAGGATTTGAAAAATCAGGAAAGAGTAACAAACTAAGAGATTGTGACATTAGGAAAATAACTGATACTATAAGGGATAGGATTAGTATTGAAAAATACTCTAGGGTAGTTACGAAAGATGAAATAAGAAAAAATGAATACAATCTTAACATCCCTCGTTATGTTGATTCTTCAGAACCTATAGAAAAATATGATTTATATGCAACCATGTTTGGAGGTATCCCAAAGTCTGAAATCATGGAGTTAAGTGACTACTGGGAGGAACTAAAAGGATTAGATGATGAAATTTTTAGAACAAAAGATGGGGAATACTTTGATTTAAATATTGAGGAGTTAAATCATATAATACAAGGACATAAATCATCTCATGAATATATTAAAAAATACAAAGAAGCATTTAATGGTTTTGAAGAAAATCTTAAAGAAGATTTGATAGATGGGATTTTAGATGTTGAAATAGCGGAAGAACGAGAAAAAATTGTAAAAAACATCTTTGAAAGATTAGAAACAATAAAATTAGTAGATAAGTATAAGGCATATCAAATATTTGCAAATAACTGGAATACTATAGAAACTGACCTCGAAATGATTCTAGATGAAGGCTTCGATATTATAAATTTAGTTGATCCTAATATGGTTGTGAAGAAGAAAAAGGAAGGCGACGAAGAAGTTCCTGAAGTTCAGGAAGGGTGGAGAGGTAGAATACTGCCATTTGAATTAGTTCAGGAAAATCTATTAAAAGATGATGTAGAAGAAATAAGGACAATAGAAGCTAGACTTGCTGAAATAACATCTGAATATGGAGAAATACTGGACTCTTTAGAAGAAGATGAAAAAGATGCAGACTATGTAAAGGAAGATAATTCTTCTTTTGTAAATGCTGAAGTCAAAAAATATATGAAAGAAGCTTGTGATGAGATAGAAACAGATGAAATTAAAATATTAAATGGATATCTCGAATTGTCTAAAAAAGCGGAAAAAGAGCAATATGTTAATGAAAATAATAATATTGACTGGAATTTAATGGAAAAGGGTAAAAGTGGAACTTACACAAAAACAGAAATAAATAAAAGAATAACACAAATCCAACAAACTTTTAGCTTTGAGGAAGATTCTTTGGAAAGCAAGCTTCAAAAAGTAACTTTTTTAATTGAAGAAGAAACTGCTTTAAAATCTGATTTAAAAATAAAGAGAGAAGAACTTCATCTAAAAACAAAAGATTTAATAGAAAACTTAGATGAAGATAAGTCCCTAGGCTTACTTTATAAAAAATGGATAGCTCCACTCGTAAAGGGTTTGGATGAATTGGGAAAAAATGTTCTTATAAATCTTGAAGAAAATATAAGAGCTATTTACAAAAAATATGCAAAGACATTTGTTGAAATAGAAGAAGACCTAAATGATAACCAAGAAGAATTTATTTCTATGTCTGATAAGCTAACCGGCAATGAAAAAGATTTAGCAGGAATAAAAGAACTTCAAAAATTATTGGAGGTATAAGATGAGAAATGATAAAAATGTACCGAAAATAAGACTTAAGGAATTTGATACAGAGTGGTCATCTAGCACATTAGAAGATGAGGGTACTTTTTACTATGGTAGAAGCTGCCCGAAGTGGTCGGTTACGAAAGATGCGACAATTCCATGTATAAGATATGGAGAGCTATATACCAAATTTGGGGCCAAAATAGATAAAGTTTATTCTTATACAAATATTTCACCTGATAATTTAAGGTTTAGCAATGGTTCAGAAGTTCTGATTCCCCGAGTAGGAGAGGATCCTAAGGATTATAATCATTGCACATGGCTTTCAATACCAAATGTTGCAATTGGAGAAATGATTTCAGTATATAATACTAAAAATAACCCTCTATTCACATCAATTATGTTAAATGCCACTATGCAAAATGAATTTGCTAAAAGAGTAGAAGGCGGAAGCGTAACAAACCTATATTATGAAAAATTAAAAAATATTAAAGTTTTTTTTCCTTCGAAATTAGAACAAGAAAAAATAGGAAATTATTTTGCTAATATAGATAACCTTATATCTTTACAAAAGCAAAAATATGAAAAACTTCTTGACCTTAAAAAAGCCATGCTAAATAAACTCTTTCCAAAAGAAGGAGAAACGTCTCCTGAAATAAGATTTGATGGTTTTAGTGGAGAATGGGAAGAAAATGTTCTTGGCAAAATAATGGAAGTTACATCTGTTAAACGTATACATCAAAAAGACTGGGTCAAATCCGGTATCCCTTTTTTGCGTGCAAGAGATATAGTTGCAAGATCGAAAAACATCAGGATAAATGATCCTATATTTATAACAGAAGATAAATATATTGAATGCATTTCAATATCTGGAAGAGTTAAGATTGGTGATTTGTTAGTTACAGGAGTAGGAACTATAGGTGTTCCGATGTTAATACAAAATAGTCAACCTATATATTTTAAAGATGGTAATGTGATATGGTTTAAAAACAAAAATAATATTGATCCGAAATTTCTTTTTTATTCATTTTATGGAAATTTAATTCAAAAGTATATAAAAATATCATCTGGAATAGGAACAGTAGGAACATATACTATTGAAAGTGGAAAACAAACACCAATCAAAATTCCTAGTTCACGAGACGAACAAAAAGCTATAGGAGACTATTTTTCTAAACTAGATAAACTCATAGAGTTAAATAAGGAAAAATTAGAAAAATTAAAAAATGTAAAGTCATCGTTACTTGACAAGATGTTTGTCTAGGAGGTGAGATAAGTGCAATTTAATACAGAAGCTGAATTTGAAAAAGCTGTTATTGAGACTTTAATAAAGTATGGATGGGAAGAAGAAGTTATTTATTATCCGACTGAAGAAGATCTTATAAACAATTGGGCTGATATACTGTTTAATAATAATAGGCAAATAGATAAGTTGAATGATGTACCACTTACTAGAACTGAAATGGATCAAATTTTGGAGCAAATTATTGCTCTTCAAAGCCCTATGAAACTCAATGGCTTTATTAATGGTAAGAGCGTAGCCATCAAGAGAGACAATCCAGACGATAAATTACATTATGGTAAGGAAGTAAGTCTAAAAATATATGACAGGCAGGAAATAGCTTTTGGAGAAAGTAGATATCAAATTGTAAGCCAACCAAAATTTAAAGCAAAATCTTCCATTTTAAATGATAGAAGAGGAGATTTGATGCTACTTATTAATGGTATGCCTGTTATACATTTAGAGTTAAAGAGAAGCGGAATAGAAGTTAGTCAGGCATATAATCAAATTGAAAAATATTCACATGAAGGTATTTTCAAGGGATTATTTTCATTAGTTCAAATATTTGTAGCTATGCAACCTGACGAAACAGTTTATTTTGCAAATCCTGGTGAAGGAAAATTTAATCAAGATTTTTATTTCCATTGGGCAGATTTTAATAATGAGCCGATAAACCATTGGGCAGATGTAATTGCTAATTTATTAAATATTCCGATGGCTCATCAATTGATAGGTTTTTATACGGTTGCTGATTCTAGTGATGGTATTTTGAAAGTAATGAGATCTTACCAATATTATGCTGCAAATGGAATTGCAGAAAGGGTAGCTAAAAATACATGGTTTGAAGGGAAACAACTAGGTGGACATGTGTGGCACACAACAGGTTCTGGAAAAACTATGACTAGTTTTAAATCTGCTCAGCTTATTGCATCGTCAAATGATGCCGATAAGGTAATATTCCTTGTAGATAGAAAGGAACTTGCTGTTCAGTCATTAAATGAATATAGGGCATTTAAAAGTGATGATGAATCCGTACAAGCTACTGAAAATACAAATATTTTAATTAGTAAGTTAAAAAGCAATGACTATGATAATACACTTATAGTAACCTCAATTCAAAAGTTATCTAATATTAGTGAGGATTCAGAAGTTTTAAAAATTGACGATATTAAATATATATCTAAAAAGAGAATGGTCATAATAATAGACGAATGCCATAGGTCTACTTTTGGAGAGATGCTTACTACTATAAAGAAAACATTTAAGAATGCACTTATATTTGGATTTACAGGAACGCCTATTCAAGAAGTCAACATAAAGAAAGACAGTACGACTCCAACAATATTTGGAGATGAAATCCATAGATATACTCTATCTGATGGTATCAGAGATGGAAACGTATTAGGCTTTGATCCATATATGGTAAAAGTTTATCCTGATTCAGAGATAAGAGAAAAGGTTGCTTTACACCAAGCTAAAGCAGAATCCATTGCTGAAGCAATGGCTTATGAAAAGAAAAAGAAAGTATTTATGAAATTTATGGATTCTTCAAAAGTAAGTATGTGTGAAGAATTAATAAATAATAAGTGGGTCAAGGGAATAGAAGATTATGTTCCAAATGAACAATATGAAACTGAAGAATACAGACTGGCTTTGATTGCTGATATAAAGAGTAAGTGGCCTTTATATAGTAATGATAATAAGTTTCATGCTATTTTTGCAACTTCAAGCATTCCTGAAGCAGTAGATTATTATAGACTTATGAAAAAAGAAATGCCTGAGCTTAATATTACAGCCATGTTTGACCCTAGTATTGATAATGAAGGACAGTCTTCTTTGGATAAAGAGGATGGGATTGTAGAAATGCTGGAAGACTATAATGATAAATATGATATGTCTTTTACAATTCCAACGTATGATAAGTTTAGGAAAGATGTCAGTAGGCGACTTTCACATAAAGAACCATATGAAAACATCAATAGAGATGAACAAATTGATATTTTAATTGTTGTAAATCAAATGTTAACCGGATTTGATTCTAAAAGAGTTAATACTTTATATCTTGATAAAATGCTTCAATATGAGAATTTAATCCAAGCAATCTCAAGAACTAACAGAATCTACAACAAAAAAGAAAAACCTTTTGGAATTATAAAGTGGTATAGAAGACCAAATACAATGGATAGAAATCTAAAAGAAGCAGTTAAAGCATATTCTGGAGACATACCACTTGGATTATTTGTTGATAAATTACCTGGCAATATTAGAAATATGAATAATTGCTTCGAAGATATGAAGATTCTTTTTGAAAATTCATATATAGAAAATTTTGAAAAACTACCTGAAGAAAATAGTGTAAAAGCTAAATTTGCTAAAGAGTTTAATAGATTTTCAAAACATTTGGATGCTGCATTGATTCAGGGATTTGATTGGGAAATTAAAGAATATGAATCCGAAGATTCCACAATTTCTGTGATTTTTACAGAAGAAGACTATTTGAAACTTCTAGCTAGATATAATGAATTACCTAAGAGTGGTGGAGGTCATGGAACAGATGAAGTTCCTTTTGATATAGATACTCGAATTATAGAACATGATAGCGAGAAAATAGATAAAGACTATATGAACTCTAGATTTGAAAAGTATATCAAATTATTAGCAGAAGATGTTTCTAAAGAAGAGGTAGAGAAATTAAGAAAAGAACTTCATGCATCATTTTCAATGCTTTCTCAAGAAAGGCAAAAGCTAGCTAGTATTTTAATATATGATATTCAGTCGGGAAATATTGAATTAAATCCAAATAAAACTTTTAACGACTATATAAATGAAATGCTTGCAAAGCTTGAGAACAATAAAATTAGAAGAGTTGTAAAATTGTTAGGATGTTCTGAGGAGCTTTTAAAATATTTATATAAGAAAGAAGTAACTGAGGATAATATTTCTGAATATGGAACTTTCGATGAATTAAAAGAAAGTTGTGATAAAGAAAAATCAGAAAAATTCTTTGAAGATTCATATGGTGATTCATATTCAAATAAACGTCTACCTATGTATATAGATGGATATTTAAGACACTTTCTTTTAAATAATGGAGAAGATCAGTTTATTGAAATAGACTATGAGGAAACATTAAATGAAAAATATAAAAAGAAAGAGTATAAACAAATCGATGTTTCTTTAACTAAGGAAGACTTAAAAGATAAAAAAATTAGTACTAAAGTTTCAACTGCACAATTAAATTCTTGGTATAAAGAAAGCGGAGCTTTAGCATCTATTATTGAGAGTGATTGTTTTGCATTTGTTGACAATCATTTATGCTTAAATACAGAGGACTATGTTGAAAAGAAATCAACAGGTTGTTATGCTTTAACAGATTATGCCAAAGAAAATGAGGAAGAATGTTTCTTACAATTTGTAGAAGATGAGAACGGCCAACTCAAATATGTGACTTTACCGTCAGTATTAGCAAGCAAAACATTTTATTACTATGAATATATAGGAGAAGACTTATTAACTCAATATGGCCTTGTCAATCAAATGTCTAATGAAATGTTAAAAGCTATAAATAATCTTGAATTTGGGGATTCTCTAAAAAAACTGATGAGTAAAAATATTTGTGATTGTTCATTTAAGAACTTACAAGGAGATACAGGACTTGATAAAAGAACAATTAGTAATATGCAAAAAGGCCAGAATTTAAACAAATTGAATGTTATATCGGCTTGCCTTGGTATTCATATTCCTTCAAAGGTAAGCAAGAAAATGCTTAAGTTAGCTCAAGTTACAATAGATGAGGATTTACCTGGTAGAGCTGGAGATGATAACAACACGTATAATATGTTAATACATTTAAAATGGGCTACGGATTATCCTGAGATTATTAAAGAGCTAAAAGATCAAAATTTGGAATATTTATTGAAATACCCAAAGTCTAAAAAGAAAAATTAACAAATAAGAAACATATCCAGTCGACTAAGGATCAGATTTAATATCTGGTCCTTTTTTATTTGCAAAAATAAATTTTTTTTGAAGTTTATTCAACGGCAGAACCTTAAAAAAGAGCGGTTTTTAGAAGTGATAACCATAAAATGGCTTAAAAAAGCGTTTCATCCGTTGAAGTTTCTTCAACGGATGAAAAATAGCTACTTGTTAAAATAAAAATGTACTAGTTGGTACAAAAAATATTAGTCTCAAAAAGTATGAGTGCGCACGAATACGGAGATGCAAAAAGAATAGAATTTAGTGGATAAAGACTAATTTTTCTTCGATGCAGCTACCGTTATTTGTCATGTGCAAAATCAAAACTTTAGCTTATGGAATGCCTCTTTTTGCATCTCAAACGAGATGACAAAAGGAGGCTTTTTATATGGAAAAGCGAATGTTAGAGACTCTTATGACTAAAGAGGCGGTAGAGGACTTTGGATTAGATGTAAATAATTTAATAAAAGTTAGAAAAAGAGATCAGACCTACTATGTTTACCAAGAAGAAGTTAGTAAGAAAGTTTATGAAGAAGTTAATCGAGAAGAACGTAAATATCAAAAAAGACGTCAGCGAATGTTTAAGACAATGGCAGAAAAAGGAGAAATGATTATTTCATTAGAACAAAGTATGGAAGATACAGACTTTGAAATAGAGTCTGAAATAAATGTAGAAGAGCAAGCTGAAAAACATTTGATGCTAGAAGCACTAGCTGATGAAATAGAAAAATTACCAAAGGAAGATAGAAAACTCATGAAATTAGTTTTTAGAACAGATTTAACCCAAAGACAATTAGCAGAGATTTTAGATCTATCACAAGGTGCTATAAATGGGAGAATTAAAAAAAATATAAAAATATTGAAAGAAAAACTAATCAAGTAGGTCGATTTTGTCTTAGGGCTAGTGAAGGGGTTAAGAACTAAATCTTATATTTGGTTCTTCCTTCTAGCACCTAAGGAAGGAGGAAATCTTCATGGAAAACAAAGAGGGAATGGCAACAAGCTTATATGCCATATAAATTGTAGCTAGGAAATTAGCAAGACAGTTATTAAAAGAAATGGAGGGTAAAAAAGATGTCAAGAATAAAGCTACTGATGGAAATCAAAGAAGATGCAGAGAATCTTGCATCTAGTATAGGTGTCCTTCTCACAGCACTAGAAAGTGATGAGGAACTGCCTAAAGAAGAAAAGGTAAAACAAGAAGAAAAGACCTATGAGATTGAAGATGTTAGAAAAATACTAGCTGATAAATCAAGATTAGCCTATACGGCTAAGATAAGAGAACTATTAGAAAAGTATGGGGCTAAAAAGCTATCTGAGATTGATCCAGGTAACTATAAAGACTTGGTAGCAGATGTGGAGAAACTCTAATGGGTGATCATGCAATATTATCTGCATCAAGTAGTTCACGTTGGATTCACTGTCCACCAAGCGTTATGCTTTCTCAAAAATATGAAGATGAGGTTAGTCCTTATGCACTTGAAGGCACCTCAGCTCATGCCTTAGCAGAATATAAGCTTAAAAAGTTATTAGGCTTAGATATCAAAGATCCTACTAATGATTTGAATTTTTATGATGAAGAAATGGAGGAGTTAACTGAAGGATATGCATCATATGTAACTGAAGTAATAAGTAGGTACGAAAGCCCAGCCGTCTTTGTAGAAGAAAGGCTTGACCTATCAGACTATGTTAAAGAGTCATTTGGCACAGCTGACTGTGTAGTTGTAAGTGGTAATGACCTCCATATAGTAGATTTAAAGACTGGATATATTTTTGTAGATACAAAAGAAAACACACAACTCATGTTATATGGACTCGGTGCTCTGACTCTCTTTGATGGAATTTATGATATTGAGAAAGTAGTTCATCACATCTATCAACCAAGAAGGTGCAATATCTCAACTTATGAAATCAATAAGACAGAACTATATAAGTGGGGAGAATCTGTACGAGAGATTGCAGAGAAAGCTTACAAAGGAGAAGGAGAATTCTCTTGTGGAGAATGGTGCATATTCTGTAAAGCAAAGAATAAATGTAGGAAAAGAGCAGAAGAGAACCTAAAACTAGCACAAGATGAATTTACCCTACCACCAGAACTATCTGACGATGAAATTGAAGAAATCTTACCAAAACTAGACGAACTGGAACTATGGACAAAAGATATCAAGGCTTATGCATTAGAAAGAGCCCTTAAAGGTCACAGGTGGAAAGACCTAAAACTTGTAGAAGGTAGGTCTAATAGGAAATACCGAGATGAAGATGAAGTTATAAATAAAGTAAAAGAACTGGGATTTAATCCCTTTGAAGAAAAGTTACTTGGCATCACAGCTATGACTAAGTTACTAGGTAAGAAAGTCTTTGATGAAAATATCACTGACTTATTAGAAAAACCAAAAGGAAAGTTAACCCTAGTAAGCATTGATGACAAGCGAGAAGAAGTAAAAATTGACAATGTTAAAGAAGAATTCGGAGGTAAATAATATGTCAAATATGAATAAAACAAAAGTAATTACAGGTGAAGTTAGATTAAGCTATGCAAATGTATGGGAACCAAAGTCAATCAATGGTGGTAAAGAAAGATACTCAGTATCCGTCATTATCCCAAAGAGCGACCAAAATACAATCGAGAAGATTGAAAAAGCAGTAGATGCTGCTATTGATGAAGGACTTTCTAAATTCAATGGAAAAAAACCTAATAAGAAAGCTATCAAGCTTCCATTAAGAGATGGCGACACAGAAAAAGATGATGAGGCTTATGCTGATGCATACTTCTTAAATGCCAACTCTATGACAGCACCTCAAATTGTAGATAGAAACGTAGAACCAATTCTTGATAGAAGTGAAGTTTACTCAGGAGTTTATGCAAGGGTATCACTAAACTTCTACGCCTACAACGTAAATGGTAATAAAGGAGTGGCCGTTGGCCTTGGAAATATTCAAAAACTAAGAGATGGTCAACCTCTAGGAAATAGGTCTAACGCAGCAGATGACTTTGATGCCATGGATGACAATGACGACTTTTTAGCATAGGAGGACTTTATATGAAAGAAACAATTTTAGCTATTTTGATGGGATTATGGTCTTACTACTGGTATAAGTTAGGCTATGTTCAGGCTCAAATTAATGAAACACAAAAGAGAATCAGGGAAATTTATAAGGATATAGAAAGGCGATTGGATGAAACACAAAGAGTTGTTGATGAATGCATCCAATCATTAAACCAAATTAAATATAAATGAAAAAAATATCAATAGATCTTGAAACATTCTCTTCAATTGATTTAGGCAAAAGTGGTGTATACAAATATGCCGAGAGTGAGGATTTTGAAATCCTCCTCTTTGCCTATTCTATTGATGATGGAGGAGTTGAGGTCATAGATTTGGCAAGTGGAGAGATTATTCCTGAAGAAATATTATCAGCGCTTAGTGATGAAAGTATAGAAAAGTGGGCCTTTAATGCAAATTTTGAAAGGGTGTGTTTATCAAAATTTCTTGGAGAGAGATTAAAACCTCAAGGCTGGTATTGTACCATGATTTGGTCAGCTTATCTTGGTCTACCTCTATCTCTTGAAAAAGTAGGAGATGTTTTAAAACTAGATAAGCAAAAGATGAATGAAGGCAAGGCTCTTATTAAATATTTTTCTATTCCATGTAAACCTACTAAAACCAATGGTATGAGGACAAGAAATTTACCACATCATGATTTGGGAAAGTGGTCTACCTTTAAGGAATATAACCAAAGAGATGTGGAAACAGAAATGGCTATAAAGAAAAAACTATCAGCCTTTCCTATGCCTCAATCAGAATGGGAAAACTACTGGATAGACCAAAACATCAATGACAGAGGAATCTTAATTGATGAAGTTTTAGTTGATTCAGCTATTAAATTTGATGAGATATTACGAGATGAAAACATGGATAGAGCCATAGGATTAACTGGTCTTGAGAATCCAAACTCTCCCTTACAGCTAAAAGAATGGCTTAATAAAAAAGGCATAGAGATAGATTCCTTAGCTAAGAAAGATGTAGAGTCTGCTCTTAAAAATGCTGAAGGAGATATTAAAGAAGTACTGGAACTTAGACAGGAATTATCTAAGTCTTCAGTTAGAAAATATGATGCTATGAAAAATGTAAAAGGAAAAGATAATCGAGCAAGGGGTCTGATCCAATTTTATGGAGCAAATAGAACTGGAAGATATTCGGGCAGGCTTATTCAAGTTCAAAACTTAAGGAGAAACAATCTAAAAGATTTAGACCTAGCTAGGAGTCTTGTAAAAAATAGAGATTACGAAACTATGGAGATTCTATATGAATCACCCTCTGATATTTTATCCCAATTAATAAGGACAGCCTTTATAGCAAAAGAAGGCATCAGGTTTATTATTTCTGACTTTTCAGCAATAGAGGCTCGTGTCCTTGCATGGCTTGCAGGAGAACAATGGGTATTGGATGCCTTTGAAAATGGAGAAGATATCTATTGCAGAACAGCATCGAGGATGTTTGGAGTGCCAGTTGAAAAGCATGGAGTAAATGGTCATCTTAGACAAAAAGGAAAGATAGCGACTTTAGCTTGTGGTTATCAAGGGGCCTTAGGTGCTCTTAAAGCAATGGGTGGAATTGAGATGGGTTTATCTGAAGATGAACTTCAATCAATAGTCGATTCCTGGCGAGAGGCTAATCCAAATATAGTAAGTCTTTGGTGGGATATAGATTCAGTCGTAAAAAGAGTTATAAAGACTAGAACTAAAGAAAAATATAAGAGCCTAGTTATTAGCTATGAAAAAGGCATTCTTTTTATAGAACTTCCTTCAAAAAGAAGACTTGCTTATCCAAAGGCAAAGATAGGGATGAATCGATTCGGTGGTGAATCAATTGTTTACGAAGGAACAGTAGTAGGAAATAAGTGGGACAAGATAGAATCCTACGGCGGTAAATTTGTAGAAAATATTGTTCAAGCCATAGCAAGAGATATTTTAGCTGAGGCTATGATGAGACTTGAGAAAAAAGGATTTAATATCGTCATGCATATTCATGATGAAGTTGTAATAGAAAGTGATTCATCTAGTATCGAAGAAATAAATGAAATCATGTCCATAGTTCCTAGTTGGGCACTGGACTTATTCTTGGTGCAGATGGATTTGAAAGTGAATTTTATAAAAAAGACTAAGGAGGTCTTTATGAACATAGAAATTTTTAGAAATAGCGAATTTAAAGATATAAGAACAATGGTAATTGATGGAGAACCTTGGTTTGTAGGTAAAGACATAGCTGAGAACTTAGGCTATACAAATACTAGAAAGGCAATAATCGACCATGTAGATACTGAGGATAAAAGAGATGGGGTAACGATTCGTGACTCCATCGGAAGAGAGCAAACTCCAACATGTATTAACGAATCTGGTCTATATAGTCTAATTCTATCTAGCAAGTTACCTCAAGCTAAAAAATTTAAAAGATGGGTTACAAGCGAAGTTTTACCGAGTATTAGAAAACATGGAATGTATGCAACAGATGAACTCTTAGACAACCCAGATCTATTTATCTTAGTACTAGAAGAATTAAAAAGAGAAAGGCAAGAAAAGCTAATCCTAAAACAACAGAATCTAGAGATGAAACCAAAGGCATCCTATTACGATATTGCCTTATCCTGTAAAGAAGCTGTGGCAATAACAGTGATTGCCAAAGACTATGGTTGGTCTGCCAGAAAAATGAATAAGAAACTTCATGAGTTGGGAGTTCAGTTTAAGCAAGGTAATATATGGCTTTTGTATGAAGATTACGCAGAGGAAGGATATACTTGTACAAAAACTTATCCATTTAATAAAGGAAATGGAGAGGTTGGCACAAAAATACACACTTACTGGACTCAAAAAGGCAGACTGTTTATTTACAATCTTTTAAAATCAGAAGGTTATGTTCCTTTAATTGAAATTAAGGAGGCAGCCTAATGAATAAAGAATTATACAACAGGAGTGGGTGCAAGGACCCCACTCCTTATCAAGCAATTAAAAATGCAGAGAAGAGGTACTATCCTTTGGTATATATCTGCAGTCCATTTTCTGGAGATGTTGAAAATAATGTAATCAAGGCACAGAAGTATTCTCGATATGCCTTAGATAAAGGAAACATTCCCATAGCACCACATCTTCTATTTCCACAGTTTATGAGTGATGAAAGTGAGAGAAGACTTGCAATGCATTTTAATTATGTCTTTCTTGGTAAATGTGAAGAAGTATGGGTCTTTGGTGACTATATAAGTCTAGGAATGGCTGAAGAAATAAGAGTTGCTGAGAAGAGAAAAATGAAGATTCGCTATATAAAGGAGGTATCCTAATTGAAAATATACACCTCAAATTTAATAGGAGTTGAGTCAAATTGTGTTTATCCAAATGAGGTCAATGCAGTAGATGTTAGGTCATTTGAGAAAGCCGCAAGTTTTGATCATGTAATGGCTAAGTATAAAAATTCCTACAGGTCCAACGATAATTTTATAGAGTCAGAATGTGTTCCCATGGATATAGATAATGACCATTCAGAAAATCCAGATGATTGGATTTCAATGAATGATTTAAAGAGAATATTTAATGGAGTTAAATTTGCCATAGTTTACAGCAGAAACCATAGAAAAGAAAAAAATGGAAAAGCTGCAAGACCAAGAATGCACATATATTTTCCAATTCCTAAGATCACAAATTTAGCTGAATATGTAGGCATAAAAGAAAGCTTGGCAGAGACTTATACTTTCTTTGATGGCAATGCCTTAGATGAGGCGAGATTTTTCTTTGGAGTTAAGAATCCTGCTGTTGAAATAGTTAGGGGAAGGAAATATATAACTGATATTTTAAAAGATGACTTTGAGGATTTTGATAACTCTCAAGACTTAATTCAGCAAGGCTCTAGAAATTCAACTATGAACCATTTTGCTGGTAGGGTTCTAATTCGATATGGAAATACAGATGAGGCAAGAGAATTATTCGATAAAAAAGCATCACTTTGTTCACCACCATTAGAAGAGGAGGAGTTAGAACAAATATGGAGGTCAGCTTGTAAGTTCTATAAAAAGGTAGCTGCAAGTGAAGATTATGTTCCACCTGAAGAATATACTGAAGGCATAAATTTAAGACCGTCAGAATTTTCAGACATAGGTCAGGCAGAAGTTTTTGTTAGAGAATACCAAGATAGAATTCGCTTTTCACCTTCTACAGGTTTTCTTGTTTACAACGCTTCTTACTGGGAGGAATCTGAACTAAAAGCACAAGGATATTCTCAAGATTTAGTGTTAAAACAAATAGAAGAAATAGACAATGAACTTTTGAAAATGGATGAAGACATTAAGAAATCAGGAGTTAGAGATATCATGTCTTCAATGAGTGAGAAAAAGGCAATGGAGGTTTTTGATAAAAGTCAAAAATCTATTTACTATAAATTAACTTCGCTTGAGGCATATAAGAAATATGCAGTAAAAAGAGGAGATACCAGAGCTATCCATGCAACTTTAAAGGAATCAAAGCCGATGCTTGAAATAGACCAAAGAGAACTTGATACAGACGAGTTCTTGTTAAATACTCCGTCATTTACAGTAGATTTAAAAACTGGAGAATGCAGAGAACATAAGGCAGATGATTATATAACCAAAGAAACGTCTATGGATCCAAGTGATGAAAATATGGATATATGGCTTGATGCCCTGGATACATTTTTTGTAAATGATAAAGAACTTATAGAATACGTGCAGAAAGTGGCTGGTATTTCTCTAATCGGAAAGGTCTATATTGAGGCTCTCATTATAGCTTATGGTGATGGTAGAAATGGAAAGTCCACATTTTGGAATACTATATCAAGAGTTCTAAATCTATATAGTGGGTCAATCTCAGCAGATATTCTTACAGTTAATTCTAAGAGAAATGCCAAGCCAGAACTTGCTGAAACAAGAGGCAAGAGATTACTAATTGCAGCAGAACTGCAGGAAGGATTAAGACTTAATACTTCAAATGTGAAACAGCTTTGTTCTACGGATGAAATTGTAGCAGAGAAAAAATATCGAGATCCATTTAAGTTCATACCTTCTCATACCCTTGTCCTTTATACTAACCACCTACCAAGGGTGGGTGCCTTAGATGAAGGAACTTGGAGAAGACTTATTGTAATTCCTTTTGAGGCGAAAATTGAGGGAAGTAGCGATATTAAAAACTACACTGATTATTTAGTAGATAAGGCTGGAGGAGCAGTTCTCAAGTGGTTAATCGAGGGTGCTAAAAAGGCTATTGATGAAGATTTTAAATTCAGCCTACCTAAAAAAGTAGCAGATGCCATCAATGAATATAAAGAATCGAATAACTGGTTCAAGCATTTCTTAAATGAGTGCTGTGAGATTGATTCATCCTATGAAGAAAAGTCTGGAGAAGTCTATCAAGAATATAGAGCCTATTGTTTAAGAACTGGAGATTATGTAAGGTCTACAACAGATTTTTATTCTGCTCTTTCATCCAATGGATTTATGAGGAGAAAAACTAATCAAGGAATTGTGATTAATGGACTTAAATTAAAGTCAGATTTTGTGTAAAAATACAAGAAGTGCAGGTCGTGAATGTCATATATATAACTATTATATAGTAAGTAAATTAAATTTTAGTTATATATAATAGTTATATAATAGAGTTTCACGACTTGCACAATGGCTAAAAATAGAGGTTTATATGTTAGAAAATGAAATAGAAAAAGCCTTAGTCGACAAGGTAAAACTCCATGGTGGTCTTTGTCTTAAATTTACATCTCCTTCAATGACGGGAATACCAGATAGGTTAATATTTCTACCTAAAGGAAAGATAGGATTTGTGGAAACAAAAAGACCTGGAGGAGAACCAAGACCAATTCAGAAAAAAGAATAAGACAATTTAAAAAGTTAGGTTTTAAGGTTTATGTTCTTGATTCCAAAGAAAACATTGACGAAATAATAAAAAGAATCGGAGGTGACTAATTGGAATACACTCCACATAAATATCAAAACTATGCTACTGAATTTATAAAAGAAAACAAAGAATCAGCACTTCTACTGGACATGGGTCTCGGCAAGACGGTTATAAGCTTATCAGCTATAAAAGATTTACTCTTTGATTCTTTTGAAATTTCTAAAGTTTTAATCATAGCACCACTAAGAGTTGCCAGGAACACTTGGGAGGAAGAAATAGAAAAATGGTCTCACCTTGATATCTTAGAATATTCAGTAGCAATAGGAAGTGAAAAAGAAAGAATAAAAGCATTAGAAGAACAAGCAGATATTTATTTAATCAATAGAGAAAATGTAGACTGGCTAATAAATAAGAGTGAAATACCCTTTAACTACGACATGATCGTAATTGATGAACTATCATCCTTTAAATCTCATAGGTCAAAGAGGTTTAAAGCTTTGATGAAAGTTAGACCAAAGGTAAAAAGAATAGTTGGTCTTACTGGAACTCCATCATCTAACGGTCTAATGGATTTATGGGCTGAGTTTAGACTGCTTGATATGGGTCAAAGACTTGGAAGATTTATTGGTCAGTACAGGGAAATATACTTCAAACCAGATAAGAGAAACGGACCAATCATTTATTCCTATAAGCCACTTCCTTTTGCTGAAGATGCAATCTATGAAAAGATATCAGATATCGCAGTTTCTATGAAAGCTGAAGACTATCTAAAAATGCCAGAGAAGATAAACAATGAAGTTTTTGTAAATCTATCAGATAAAGAAAGAGATATCTACGAGACCTTAAAAAAAGACTTGGTTGTTAGTATTAAGGATAAAGATATAGATGCAGTTAATGCTGCTGCACTTTCTAATAAGTTACTGCAAATGGCGTCAGGCTCAGTTTATGATGAAGATAAAAATATGATTCATATTCATGATAGAAAGCTTGATGCTTTAGAAGATTTGATAGAAGGCGCAAACGGTAAACCTGTTCTGATAGCCTATTGCTATAAGTCAGATTTAAAAAGAATAAAAGATAAGTTTGATGTAAAAGAACTTAAAACAAGTGAGGACTTTAAAGAATGGAATCAAGGTAAAATTCCGGTTGCCATTATCCATCCAGTATCTGCTGGCCATGGACTAAACTTGCAAGCGGGAGGATCAACACTTATTTGGTTTTCTCTTACTTGGTCTTTAGAACTTTATGAACAAACCAATGCCAGACTTTATAGGCAGGGACAGAAAGAAACAGTTGTGATTCATCATATATTAGCAAAAGGAACTATTGATGAAGATGTGATGAAAGCTTTAGAAAATAAGAATAAAACACAAGCTGCACTTATAGATGCAGTAAAAGCAAATCTAAAATGAGTAGAGGTTCTATAGAGAACTTACCTCAAAAAAACATGGAGGTAAGCATGAAAGCTAAAGAATATTTACAGCAAGCATTTTATTTAGACAAAAGAATTAATAGCAAGCTGGAGCAAGTTGAAAGTTTAAATGCACTAGCTACAAAAGCTACATCGACCTTATCGGATATGCCTAAGAGTCCCAGTAGAGGAACATCTAAACTTGAAGATGCTATTGTTAAGATTGTAGATCTCCAAGAAGAGATTAATAGGGATATAGATAAACTTGTAGATTTAAAAGCAGAGATGGTTGGAACAATCAAACAGATTCAAAATAAAGAACTTCAAGTTATCCTTGAAAAAAGATATCTTTGCTTTGAGACTTGGGAGAAGATAGCAGTTGATATGAATTACGATATTAGACATATTCATAGACTTCACAATCTGGGGTTAAAAGAAACTTCAAAGCTAATCAAACCTTGTCATGAAATGTCATAGAATGTCACTATGGAGTTGTAGTATAGTTAGAATAGCAAAAGAATAATAAAACGAGCCTTGGAGATAAAATCTTCAGGGCTTTTTTTATGGAGTGATAAAGTGCCAAGAAAACCTAAGAGACCATGTTCACATCCAGGTTGTCCAGAGTTAGTTGATGGACGATTCTGTAAGAAACATGAAAAAGGATATAACAAAAACTATGAAAAATATAAACGAGACCCTAATACTCATAAACGTTATGGGAAAGCGTGGAGAGTTATAAGGAAAAGATATATAGCAGAGCATCCGCTTTGTGAGATGTGTTTAAAAGAAAATAGAATGACTAAGGTAGAGGAAGTACATCACATACTTCCTCTTTCTCGTGTTGGAACTAATGACGACGACAATATTATGAGTCTTTGTAAATCTTGTCATTCAAAGATTCATGCTGAGCGTGGAGATAGATGGAATGAAAATAATTAAGAAACCAATACCTTCTTATCCAGGTTATTATGCCGATGAGTATGGAAATATTTATTCTATGAGAAGTGGTGTAGAAATAAAGATTAGTCAAAGAATTCATAAAGATTATTTACATGTAACTGTAAGGGACAACAACTCCCCAGTAAGAAGGCACAAAGAACCAGTTCATAAATTAGTATTACAAGCATTCAAAGGATATAGACTTGACGACTATGTATGTAGACATTTGAATGGGGATCGCTTAGATAACAGAGTAGTGAATTTAGAGTGGGGAACCCAGCAAGAAAATATAATGGATTCAATTAGACATGGTACAGCTGCCTGCTTAAGACACGGAGAGAGTTCTAATGGTTCAAAACTCAAGCTAATAGATATTTTAAAAATAAGGTGGCTAAAGCAATTTGGTTATAAGCAAAAAGAATTAGCACTTTGGTTTAATATAAGTCAGAAGCATGTATCGGATATAACTAGAGGCAGAACATGGCAAAAAGATATTTGCGAGGTGATGAGGGGCGGTAACAATCTCTACGACTGATTTTCCTACCAACGGTGCCGCACTCTCACGCACAAAAAAACGGGTTCAAAGGGGGTATTAAAGAATATCTTTCCAATTAGGAGGAAAACCCATAAATTTATAGTTGAAGTAGCCTTGGTATTTATTAAAGGTATTTTCTAAATCTTTTAAAAGGGATTCCCATTGGTCGTTTGAGTTTAAAATTCTCTTTATGATTAAAAGAATGGGGAATATTTTATTTTGTTTGCCCTTATATTGTTCGTTTTCAGAATAAAGAAGGGGAGTTTCTTTTAAAGGCATATTATAAAGTCGAGTGTAATGGGCACAAATATTTCTTACTTCAACGAGACATAGAATCCAATTTTTTAAATATTTAGGATCTGTGTTGTAATAATTAGAAATTTCTTTTTGATCTTCATCCTTAAGAATACTAAACAAAGAAGATAAATTTCCAAAAGACATGAGTTCAACGGATACCCAGATTGGAAACTTTCCATCATATTTTTTTAGGTGGTGTTTAACAAATGGTTTATTCTTTTGTCTGTCAACTTCGTTGCTCAGATTCTCATTTATGATGGAATATATGGTTTGGCCTTTTTTATTCGTTTTATGAATAAAATTATCTTCGTGCATAAGTACATCGGAACCATACGTCATAGCTAGGTGATAAGCAATTTGTGTTCTAAGCTCTATTTCAATTTGGTCAATAGTTCTAATGAGGTTGTTTTTAAATTTGCTATCAAAGCAATAAAGATTAAAGAGATGCTCAATAGTAATATGATTCTTATAATGCTCTTTATTATTGTATTTTTTAAGACCAATACCATAACCTGAAAGTCTGTAATAATTTACTTTTTTCAAAATTTCTGTTGCATAAACTTCATCTTTGATTTTTAAGTTATGGTCAATTTTTAATTTGGTAATTTGATCTTCGTAGTTTAAAGCAGGTTTTAATGTCATATAAGTTCTCCTTAATATAAAAAAGCCCTCTCCGTGGTCCGCATGTAGAAAATCTACATTAAGCGTGGAGAGGTTCTGTTAAATTAATTATAACATATAACTAGTCAAAGTCAATAACATACATGAGAAAAGAAATAAAATAACTAGGAGGTGATACTATCGCTAAAGATGGAACATATAGAGGTGGAAGAAGAGTAAAAGCTGGAGGAAAACCTCAGCCTGCTGCTGAAAAAATAGAAAAAGGTAAAAAAGTAGAAATACTAATGAATGATATTCCAACATTCACTCCAGAAGAAATAGATGCAGTTGACTTACCAGACGGTGCTGTTCTTGATGGAACAGATATGCCAAGCCCTAGTGATTACTTATCTGCAAAGCAAAAGAATGGAATACCACTAGGTGCTGATGAAATATATAAAGAAACATGGTCTTGGCTAAAACAAAGAAATTGTGAGAATCTAGTAAATCCAAGACTATTGGAATCTTACTCACAGGCCTTTGCACGATATATTCAATGTGAGGAAGCTATCAGTCAGTTTGGACTTTTAGGAAAACATCCAACAACAGGTGGAGTTATAGCATCTCCCTTTGTACAGATGTCTAACCAGTTTCAAAAGACGGCTAATCTTCTATGGTATGAAATTTATGACATTGTAAAAGAAAATTGTACGGAGGTCTATGAAGACTATGGAGAAGATATGATGGAAAAATTACTAAGAAGTAGAAAGTAAGGTGATTAAATGTTTGAAAAAGTAAATCCAAAGCACCCTGACAAACAGGCAGATTGTATTGCAGGTGCAATTGTAGATTTAGCATATAAAGAAAAGGAGAACCCTAAAATTGCAGTCGAGGTTTTGCTTGGTCATGGTGATTGTCATGTGATTATTGAAACGGACTGCAAGTTAGATGTTGAAGAAATCAAATCAGCTATTAATAGAATAGCAGGAGAAGTAAAAGCCGATGTAAAAATTGTAAAGCAAGACATTCACTTATCGAACAATCAAAAAGAAAAGATTAGATGTGGGGATAATGGAATATTTAAAGGAGTGCCTACATCTGAAGAAGAAAAGGAACTCTCAACTATAGCCAGAGAAATTTATAGGAACTACCCATATGATGGGAAATATATTCTTGATAGAGATAAACTTATTATTTGCCAGTCTAATGTATCTACAAAAATCTTAAAGTCAATCTATCCGAAGGCAATCATTAATCCTTTAGGAGATTGGACTGGAGGATTTAATGTAGATACTGGAGCAACCAATAGAAAGCTAGGTTCAGATATGGGTCGAGCTGTAACTGGTGGAGGCATTCATGGTAAAGACCTATCTAAGGCTGATGTATCAATTAATATTTATGCCCACCTAAAGGCACAAGAAGAGAAAAGAGAGATTGAATTATCCTGTGCAATTGGAGATGAAACTGTTGATGGTAAAGCCTATGAAGAAATAGTAGAAATTGCCAAAGACTATGTAAAATCTATTGGTGGTTTTGAGGAATTTGCAAAGTGGGGGCTCATCTAATGAAAGAAGGACTATTACAATATGAATTAAAAAATGTAGATGAACTCATCCCATATATTAATAATGCTAGAACGCATACTGACGAACAAATTAATAAGGTAGCTGCATCTATAAAAGAATTTGGATTTTTAAATCCTATCTTAATTTCAGATGAGAATGTTATTACAGCAGGACATTGCAGACTTCTAGCGGCTAAGAAACTTGGACTAAAGAAAGTTCCATGTATTTTAGAAAATCATCTCACAGAGGCACAAAGAAAAGCTTATGTTCTTGCTGATAATAAGTTAAGTTTAGATGCTGGCTGGGATGAAGAACTATTGAGAGTTGAAATTGAATCCCTAGAAGATTATGGATTTAATGTAGAGCTTACAGGATTTTCAACTGAAGAATTATCTTTGCTCTTTGACCTTGGTGTAGAGGCTGAAGAAGATGACTTTGATGTTGAAGAAGAACTTAAAAAGCCTATTTTTTCCAAGGAAGGAGATATTTGGACTCTAGGTCGACATAAAGTTACTTGTGGTGATTCTACTCAGTGGGAGACTTTTGAAAAGTTAATAGGTGATACTAAGGTCAATTTAGTATGTACCGATGCACCATATTTTGTTGAATTAAAAAATAAATCGGGAACGATTAAAAATGACAACTTAAATGATAAAGAAGCCTATGAATTCTTAATGAAAGTCTTTACAAACTTTAAAGACGCAATGGCTAAGGATGCATCAATTTATGAATTCTATGCAACGATGAAAGCTAGAGTTTTCTATGATGCCTTTGAAGATGCAGGATTTAAAGTTGGTGCAGGGCTTATTTGGAAAAAACCAAGAGCACCTTTTATGAGAACAGATTGGAAATTTAATAGGGAGCCTATTATCTTTGGTTGGAGAAAAGATGGAAAACATAACTGGTATGGAGATCAAAAACAAACAGCAGTCTTTGAATTTGATGGAATTAAAGATTCAGAAAAAGAAGGTTGTGGTCATCCATCATCAAAACCAGTACCACTCATGGCTTATCTAATTAAACAATCTACACAGACTAACGGCTTAGTCCTTGATGGATTTCTTGGGAGTGCGTCTACACTTATCGCCTGTGAACAGATAAATAGAACTTGCTTTGGTGTAGAAATAGAGCCTAAATTTGTAGACGTAGCAGTTAAAAGATATTTGAATTTAGTTGGAAGTGATGAAGAAATAAGGCTACTAAGAGATGGTAAGGAATAAAAATATTCAGAGGTAGTTAAAGATGAATACTAAGCTAACCCTTGGTTCACTTTTTGATGGTAGTGGAGGTTTTCCACTAGCTGCAATAAAATCTGGCATTAAACCTGTATGGGCATCTGAAGTTGAGCCATTTGCCATAAGAGTTACACAGAAAAACCTGCCTCAAGTTAAGCATTTAGGAGATATAAAAGATATTGATGGAGGAGAAATTACTCCAGTAGACATAATATCTTTTGGCAGCCCTTGCCAAGATTTATCTATCGCAGGTAAAAGAGATGGTCTTAAAGGTTCTAAATCTAATCTATTCTATGAGGCAATAAGAATAATAAAAGAAATGAGGTGTAAAACAGGTGGAAAATATCCACGATATATCCTATGGGAGAATGTACCAGGAGCCTTTTCCTCTAACAAAGGAGAAGACTTTAGATGCGTCCTTGAAGAAATTACAAGAATTAAAAATTCCAGCGTATCAATATCTAAAGCTAACAAGTGGAAGTATGCTGGAGAAATCATGGGAGATGAATTTTCCATTGCTTGGAGAGTCCTTGATGCTAAATACTTTGGAGTGCCCCAACGAAGGAGAAGAATCTTTCTTGTCGCAGATTTTGGAGGAAGAGGTGCCAGAGAAATATTATTTGACACCAAAAGCCTGCCAAGGGATTTTAGAAAGAGCAAAGAGGAAGGGGAAGGAAATTCCAAAACCACTAAAGGAGGCCTTAATAAAACAATCTGCCTAAATGACCAAGGTGGAGAAAGGATGGATGTATCTGAAGAAATTACAGGAACAATAAGAGCAAAAGCAGGAAATCCTCCTCTTGTTTATGATATAAGACAAACTTCTAAAAATACTAAAAATGAAAGACATAATATTTACGAGTGTGACGTTTCAAGAACAATCGACACATCGGGGAATACTCCTACAAGAAATCAAGGTGGAGTTGCAATAGTTGAAGATATCTATTCTATGAGTAAAAATTCTCATTTTACAAAAGCAGACAAGAATATATCATCTTCTTTAGTTGCCACTGATTATAAAGACCCTCCACTTGTTAATCAGAGACTTGTAAGAAGATTAACACCAAGAGAATGTGGAAGACTACAAGGGTTCCCAGATTACTGGTGTGATAACTTAGAAATAGAAAATCCAACAGACGAAGACTTGGCCTTTTGGAGAGAAGTTTTTGATAAGGACGCAGAAATAAATGGTCTTAAAAAGAAGAAAACAGATAAGCAGATATTAAAGTGGCTTAAAAATCCTCATACCGATTCAGTAGAATATAAAATGTGGGGCAATGGAATTGCTCTTCCATGTGCTATATATATTTTTAAAAGGCTTGTAAATATTGAAAAATAGGCAATAGAGGACTTGACTAATCCTCTCTTATACGGGAATATGTGTATAACAAAAGAAGAGAAGGAGAGAAACCATGAAACAAGAAATTTTAGAAAGATTAGAAACAGAAGTTAAGGCTTGCAAAAGATACGCAGAAAACGGAGTAAAAAAGGCGAAAGAAGGAAAGATTGGCCTAGCAATTAACTTTTTAGACATAGCACAAACAGCAAAGAAATGTGCCAACCAAGCTCACGAAGACATTTGGGAAGTATCACAAGGAAAGCTAACGGATGAAGAATTTGAGCTTTTTGCAGAAGCAGAAACCTTAGACAGAGAACTTCAAAGAGCCTACGAAGAAATAAAGAGAGCGAGAAAATAAAATGACAACTTTTGAAAGAGACTATAAAGACGCAAAAGAAGGCAATGGAGTAGAAGTTCTTAAGAGAAGACAAGCAGAGCTTAAAAAGTTAGATAAAGAACTAAGGTATTGTAGAAATAATTTTAGAGCAGAATGTATTTTTCAAGAGATTCAAAAGAAAAAAGCGGAATACAGAAAAATAGATGAGTTATTTTAATAAAGAGACAAAAGAGCAAAGGCTCTATTTGTCGTAGGAGAAACTAGCTGATGGCTAGTATTTTTTATGACCTAACCCAAAATCTATGATTTTGATGGTAGGTCAGATGTCGCTTTGTTTCAAATCTATGATTTGTCAAAAAGCGACTATGCCCATTTTTACAGGAAGGAGGATTAATAAAAAATTAAAAAATTACAAGCCTACAAAGTTCATGCTGGACTCATCTCACTATGATAAAAATAAAGCAGATTATGCGGTCACCTTTATAGAATGCCTAAAACATACGAAAGGTAGATGGGCAGGTAAAGACTTCAAGCTTATTGATTGGCAAGAAGAAATAATAAGAGACTTATTTGGCATTGTAAAAGATACAGGATATCGACAATTTAATACAGCCTATATTGAAATACCAAAGAAGATGGGAAAGTCTGAACTTGCAGCTGCTGTAGCGCTCCTCCTTACTTGTGGCGATGGAGAAGAAAGAGCAGAAGTTTATGGATGTGCTGCTGATAGACAACAAGCAACCATTGTCTTTGATGTTGCAGCTGATATGGTAAGGATGAGCCCAGCCCTATCTAAAAGAGTAAAAATTCTAGCATCTCAAAAGAGAATGATATATAAGCCGACCAATTCTTTCTATCAAGTTTTATCTGCAGAGGCGTATTCTAAACACGGCTTTAATATTCATGGTGTTGTTTTTGATGAACTTCATACTCAACCTAATAGAAAGCTATTTGATGTAATGACAAAAGGGTCTGGTGATGCGAGAACTCAACCTCTATATTTTCTCATAACAACTGCTGGAACGGATACTAAATCAATCTGCTATGAGACTCATCAAAAGGCAGTTGACATACTTGAAGGAAGAAAAACTGATTCTACTTTCTATCCTGTAATCTATGGAGCAGACAGAGAAGATGATTGGACAGATGAAAAAGTATGGCATAAAGCGAACCCATCTCTCGGAATTACAGTTCCAATAGAAAAAGTAAGGCAAGCCTGTGAATCGGCTAAGCAAAATCCAACTGAAGAAAATGCTTTTAGGCAACTAAGGCTTAACCAATGGGTCAAACAAGCAATTAGGTGGATGCCTATGGAAAAATGGGACCTATGTAATTTTGCTGTTAATGAAAAAGAACTAAAAGGCAGAGTTTGCTATGGTGGTCTTGACCTATCAAGCACAACGGATATTACAGCTTTTGTTTTAGTCTTTCCTCCAATAGACGAAGATGGTAAGTATCAAATATTACCTTACTTTTGGTTTCCAGAAGACAATCTCGATCTAAGAGTAAAAAGAGACCATGTAAACTATGACCTATGGAAAAAACAAGGCTATATTATGACAACAGAAGGAAATGTAGTCCACTATGGGTTTATAGAAAAATTTATAGAAGACTTGGGTGAGATATATAACATACGAGAAATTGCCTTTGACAGATGGGGAGCAGTTCAGATGGTACAAAACTTAGAAGGAATGGGTTTCACAGTTGTTCCTTTTGGTCAAGGATTTAAAGACATGTCTCCGCCAACAAAAGAATTAATGAAACTAACTCTCGAAAGAAAAATAGCCCATGGAGGTCATCCAGTTCTAAGATGGATGATGGATAATATTTTTATACGAACAGATCCTGCTGGAAACATAAAGGCAGACAAAGAAAAGTCTACAGAAAAAATAGATGGTGTAATTGCTACAATAATGGCTCTTGATAGGGCAATAAGGTGTGGTAATGATACAAGTGAATCTGTTTATGATGAGAGGGGTCTTATCGTATTTTAGAAATAAAAAATAGTGATATAATAAAATATATAAAACAGGTGGGTAAATAGTTATGATTTATGATATAAGAAATTCAGAATTAGCAATTGAAACTTTAATAAATTTAACAAATGTACCAAAAAATGTTTGGATAAATAGTTCCAGAGATGTAAAAAAAACTGATTATACTCAAATCGTTGAATGGCTAATCAATGAATATAGAATTAAAGAGCTTAATTGTGATGATATAGATTTTATTTTTTCTCATATAACTACAAGTAACAATGGCTGTGAATCAATTAAAAAGTATGGATTACTGGATTTAAGAGAGTCTTATTTTTTAAAAGATTCTGAGTTGAGAAAAATGTTGGATTCTAATGGGATAGAAATTGATATAGAAAACAAATTACTAAAATATAAAAATAATACATTTAATATCAACTTTGAAATAGATTGTCCTTCAACAGATATAGTGGAAAAGTTAGCTTGGAAAATCGGATATAAATTTTATTTTGATTATAATATCTGTGGATTTTTAACTTTAGAGAATTCTGCTTATTCAGGGAACATACACAAGCGACCGGAAATATTATTGAATATAGATCAACTTTTGGATTTGCAATTATCAAAAAAGTGGACTAGTGAAACTATTGCATATGAAGTAGTAACAAAAGCAAGAGGAGATTTAATAGATAATGAAGGCAGCAACAACTCGAGATGGATAAGCTATTTATGTAAAGCGTATGATATTGCATTTTGTGGTCAAACAGAAAATATTATCCTTTTAAAAAGAGGAGTAAAGATACCAAAAGAAAATGTTTTGGAAATAAAAAAGTTTTCTAAGTGGAAATAGGTAAGAACTAAAGCATCTACATTAGTAGGTGCTTTTTTAATACCTACTTTTAGGAGGTGGTAATATAAACATTTTAAATTTAATATTTAAGTCGAGAGACAAACCTAAAGACGGGGAGAGGATATCTTCATCGTCTTTTTTATTTGGAAGGACAACAGCAGACAGGAATGTAAACGAATTTACTGCCATGCAAATGACAGCAGTTTATTCATGTGTGAGAGTTCTTGCTGAAACCTTAGCAGGACTTCCTCTCCACTTATATAAAAGAGGAGATTCAAACTCAAAGGAAAAAGCAAAAGACTATGCCATATATTTTCTTTTACATGACGAACCAAATACTGAGATGACATCCTTTGTATTTAGAGAAACACTGATGACCCATCTTCTATTGTGGGGAAATGCCTATGGACAGATTATTCGTAATGGAAGAAATGAAATCATAGGTCTATATCCTCTTATGCCAAACAAGATGACTGTTATGCGAAGTGAAGATGGAGAAATATTTTATAAATACAATCACAAATCAGAAGAAGTTTATCTTTTAAAAGAAGATGTCCTTCATATACCAGGACTTGGTTTTGATGGTCTTATTGGATACTCGCCAATTACCATGGCAAAAAATGCAATTGGTATGGCTATGGCTTGTGAAGATTATGGAGCGTCATTCTTTCAAAATGGAGCACAACCAGGTGGAGTTTTAGAGCATCCAGGTATTATCAAAGACCCAGAAAGAGTAAGGGAGTCATGGAATGCAGCCTTTCAAGGGCCTAAGAACGCCAACAAAGTGGCTGTACTTGAAGAAGGGATGAAGTATCAATCGATAGCCATTGCGCCAAGTGAATCCCAATTTTTGGAAACAAGAAAGTTTCAGTTAAATGAGATAACAAGAATATTTAGAATACCACCTCATATGATTGGAGACTTGGAGAAGTCGTCATTTTCAAATATAGAACAGCAGTCACTTGAGTTTGTTAAATACACTCTTGACCCTTGGATTGTTCGTTGGGAGCAATCCTTGGAAAGAGCACTACTAACAAAGAAAGAAAAGGAATCCTACTTTATTAAATTCAATCTTGATGGACTTCTAAGAGGAGACTATGAATCAAGGATGAATGGATATGCTGTAGGAAGACAGAATGGTTGGATGAGTGCAAATGACATAAGAGAGTTAGAAAATCTAGATAGGATATCAGCTGAAGAAGGTGGTGACTTATATCTTGTAAATGGAAATATGCTACCACTTAATAAGGCAGGTAGTTTTTATCAGCAGAAAGGAGAAGAAATAAATCCTAATGAAGAACAATAAAATATTTTGGAACTGGAAAAAGGATTCAAATGAACTCTATATAGATGGAGTAATTGCAGAAGAGTCTTGGTTTGATGATGAAATCACTCCAAGGCTCTTTTTTGAGGAATTAAAAAATAAAAGTGGAGACATAACTGTGTGGATCAACTCCCCTGGTGGTGATTGTATAGCTGCATCGAGAATTTACACCATGCTTTTAGAGCACAAGGGAAATGTGACTATTAAGATTGATGGGCTTGCAGCATCAGCAGCATCTGTCATTGCCATGGCAGGAACTGAAGTATTGATGAGTCCAACATCATTAATGATGATTCACAACCCTTTAACTGTAGCTATTGGTGACTCAAAAGAAATGCAAAAAGCTATAGATATGTTAAAGGAAGTTAAGGAATCAATCATCAATGCTTATGAGATTAAGACAGGTTTATCCAGAGAAGAGATTTCTAATCTTATGGATGGAGAAACTTGGTTTGATAAGAACAAGGCCATTGAGATGGGTTTTTGTGATGGAACTCTCACTGATAAAAGAAAAGATGAAAAAGTTACGAACATGGTCTTTTCAAGACGAGCAATTACAAACTCGCTATTAACAAAGATAAATAAAGAAGTGAAGACTCACTCAATGAGTGAAGTAGAAGAAAGACTAAATAATATTAAAAATACTTGGAGGTAAAGATATGAACTTAAAAGAATTAATGGAAAAGAGAACTAAAGCTTGGGATGAGGCAAAGGCATTTGCTGAATCTAAGAAAGATGAAAATGGTCTAATGTCTGATGAAGACTTTAAGACATATGAAGAAATGGAAAGAACTATCGAGAATTATACTCGTGAAATTGAAAGAAAGAAGAGGGAAGAAGAAATGGATAAATCCTTAGAAAAACCTACAACTCAAGCATTAATAAATGAACCTGCTACTTTTAATGAAGACGAAAAACCAATGAGAGCAAGAAATATCTATAAGAAGTCTATGATGAAGGCATTAAGAACTAACTTTAGAGATATTTCCAATGAATTAAAAGTTGGTACAGATGAAAGTGGTGGATATTTAGTTCCAGAAGAAATGGAAACAGATATTGTAAATGGACTTGAAGATGAAAATATTGTAAGAAAATTAGCTACAAAAGTTCAAACTTCTGGACTTCATAAAATTAACATTGCAGCTACAAAGCCAGCAGCCCTATGGGTAGAAGAAGGTGGTCAACTTACCTTTGGAGATGGCACATTCGATCAAGTATCTCTTGATGCACATAAACTCCATGTTGGAATTAAAGTTACTGAAGAACTTCTCTATGATGCAGCCTTTAATTTAGAAAAATACATCACTGAAGAATTTACTAGAGCGTTAGCAAATGCTGAAGAGGATGCTTTCTTAAATGGTGATGGAGTAAACAAGCCTACAGGAATTTTTGACTCTAAAAAAGGTGGAGAACTTGGAGTAACAACAAAGGCTCAAACAATTACTGCAGATGAACTGATTGATTTAGTCTACTCCTTAGACAGACCTTATAGAAAGAAAGCAGCCTTTATTTTAAATGATGCAACAGTTGCTCAAATTAGAAAACTTAAAGATGTTAATGGTGCATATATTTGGCAACCATCACTTAAAGATGGAGAACCAGATAGGCTTTTAGGATATCCTGCCTATACATCTGCCTTTGCTCCAAAAGCTGATAAAGGAAAATTGGCAGTAGCCTTTGGAGATTTTTCATATTACAAGATTGGAGATAGGGGAAATAGGTCATTCCAAGACTTAAAGGAACTATTTGCTGGTAATGGCATGGTTGGTTTCTTAGGTAAAGAAAGAGTAGATGGAATCTTAGTTTTAAGAGAAGCAGTTAAACTTTTAAAAATCGGTGCTACTGCCTAAGGAGTAGATTATGATTACTCTTGAAGAGGCAAAGTCCTATTTAAGGGTGGATTTTGATGACGAGGATGAGATGATTGAATCTCTCATCCAATCATCAATAAAGCACTCCATTGGAGGTAGCCAGGGTTGATAGTGAGGAAGAACTTTCTAAAAATCCAAATGGAAAGATAGCTGTCTTATATATGACTGCTTATCTTTATGAACACAGAGAAGAGGCGGATTATTCTGAGCTAAACTTAACTCTAAGGGCTTTATTATTTGGAATGAGAAAGGCTGAATTCTAATGAAGATATCGGATTTAAATAGAAAAATAACCTTTCAAAATAAAAATGTTGCGGTAGATGAAATTGGTAACCATAAATCGGTATGGGCAGATTATCTAGAAACATCAGCCTATATATCTTTTCAAGGTAAAGGAGAAGAAGTTTTTCTTGGGATGGAAGTAGACAGGTTAGATATTTCTTTTACTGTAAGATTTCAAAATAGGTTAAAGAATATTAATACTTCAGATTACAGAATTCTATTTGCTGATGAAAAGTACAATATCATCTCAATTGACTTTATGAACTACAAAAACAGATTTATAAAGTTTAGGTGTAGGAAGGTGAGTAGATGAATGTAAAAATTGAAAACCTAGCCAGTGAAATAATGAAAGGCTTAGAAGAATATTCTGATATGGCAACAGATGAAGTCAAAAAGGAAGTCAAAAAAGCTGGCAGCAATATTAGAAAAGATATACAAGAAAATGCACCTGTAGGAGAAACAAAGAAATATTCTAAATCTTGGTCTGTAAAAACTATGAAAGAAACTTCGAACTCAATAGAACTCATAGTTCACTCAAGAAATAGATACCAGCTGGCTCATTTACTTGGAAAAGGACACGCTCTAAGACAAGGAGGAAGAGTATCTGCTAAGCCTCACATTGGACCAGCTGAGGAGAAAGGAGTCAGGGAATTGGAAGAAAATATTATGAGGAAACTAAACGATGGTTAGGTTATTAAAGATAATTGAAGATATAGGACTTCCCTTTGCATACTCGCACTTTGCTGAGGGAGAAAGTCCAGACCCACCATTTATGGTTTATCTATTTCCAAAGAATAAACACTTTGGTGCAGATGGAGTAGTCTTTTATAAAAGCACCCAGATAGACTTAGAACTATACACCGATAAGAAAGATTTAAAATTAGAAGAAAAGATAGAAGAGACACTTGATAGAGAAAAAATCTATTATGAAAAATCTGAAGTTTGGATTGAATCAGAAAGACTCTATGAAGTTCTCTATGAATTTACTATGGAGGTAAAAAATGGCTAATAAAGTTAAATTTAATATTTGTAATGTACACTACGCTCTCTTTGATAAAGCCGAAGAGGGCGTTATTAAATATAAGACGCCAGTGCCAATGCCTGGTGCTGTTTCAATTTCATTAGATCCTAATGGAGAGCCTGAAAGCTTTTATGCAGATGGAATTGAATACTACACTATTTCAAACAACATGGGATATGACGGAGATTTGGAAATCGCTCTTATTCCAGAATCTTTTAGGACTGATGTTTTGATGGAAAAATCAGATTCTAATAAAGTTCTATAATAAAGTTCTAATTGAATCTTCAAATTCTGAAACTGCTAACTTTGCACTTCTTTTTGAGTTTGACGGTGACCAAAAGAAAATCCGTCACGTCATGTATAACTGCTCAGCAGCAAGACCAACCCTTGAAGGAGAGACTAATGAAGAATCAAGAGAAGTTCAACCAGAAACCTTATCTATTCAATCAAGACCACTTCCAAATGGAAATGTAAAGGCTAGAACAGGTGAAGAGACTACGAAGGAAACTTATGATGGTTGGTATAAGTCAGTCTATATGCCAACAGAAACTACAGTAACACCTTCAAGAGCAAGTGTTGGAGGTAAATAAATATGGCGTTAACCAAGAAAATTCAAATCGATGGACAAGATGTTATTTTCCGTGCCTCAGCAGCTATTCCAAGAATTTATAGATTGAAATTTGGTCGAGATATTTTCAAAGACTTGATGGAATTAGAAAAGTCCATGAAGAAAAACGATGAAGATAAATCTAACCTTGATATAGGCTCATTAGAACTATTTGAAAATATAGCCTATGTAATGGCAAAACATGGAGATAAATCTGTGCCAGATAGTCCAGAAGAATGGTTGGATAATTTCTCAACCTTTTCAATTTATCAAATTCTACCTCAGCTAATTGAGTTGTGGGGACTTAATATAAAGTCGGAAGAAGTTCCTAAAAAAAAGTAAGACCAATAGAAAGACCAATGACTACACCTTTGTTTTTACTAAGGGCAGTAGAACTTGGTCTTTCTGTTTCTGATTTATCTCTACTAACAATTGGACTTGTAAATGATATGTTCACAGAAAAGAATAATGACGACTATAAATACAAAGAAGTAGCTACACAAGAAGACTTTGATAAGTTTTAATCTTCAAGCTTAGCTACTCTTTTTTCAGCATCTTTATAGACTTTGGATTCGGCTCTTGCACCGATAATAATGACAAGAACTTCGTCATCTGATTTTTCCAATTTATAAACGATCCTAAGACCTGAACTCTTAAGTTTAATTTTCATAAGACCAGCAAGCTTAGAATCAGATAGGTTAGAAAGAGGCTTGCCATAGCCACCTTCAGTATTAGGAAGAGGATTTATTAAGATCCTCTTAAGTGCTTTATCGACAATTTTTCTTTGAGATCCATCTAAGGCTTTATAGTCTTGGATGGCTTCTTTTATAAAGGATAGTTTATAGTTCATTCGATTTCGTCCTCATCAAGAGGAGAGACTTCATTTAAATCGATATGGAAGGCTTCTTCAAATTCATCTTGAGAAATTAAATCGGATTTATCCATTGATGACATCCTTGTATTGGCAAGCATAAGATCTCTTGCATCTTCGAGCTCATCAATGAGTTTCGTATATTCATCAGGGGAAACAAGAATGCACTCAGGAGTGTTGTTCTTTAATACGACCTTAGAACCGTTCACTTTGACATCATCGAAAATACGTCCAGCTAGGCCTCGATTAAATTCAGAAATGGATACAGTCTTGTTGGATAATTCTTTTACAAAATTCATACTTATCACCTCAAGATAAGTATAGCAGAAATCGATAAAAACATCAATAAAAATACTGATAAATATATCTGTAAAGAGGAGATGAGATATTGGCAAATAGAATAAAAGGGATAACTGTTGAGATTGGTGGGGATACTACCAAATTGCAGACTGCACTAAAACAAGTTAATACGGAGATTAAACATACTCAGTCTGAACTTCGTGATGTCAATAAACTTCTTAAACTTGATCCTGGCAACACTGAACTTATCTCACAAAAGCATAAGCTATTAGGACAGACCTTAGAAGAGACAAAGAATAAACTAACATCATTAAAAGAGGCACAAAAACAAGCTGAACAGGCTCTTGCAGAAGGTAAGATTTCGGGGGAGCAATATGATGCCCTTAAACGAGAGATTATTGAAACAGAACAAGCCTTAAAGTCTCTAGAAAGACAAGGGGCAACTACTAATCAAACTCTTCAAAACATAGCTATTATTGGAGAAAAATGGCAAAACACAGGGCAAAATATAGAAAATGTAGGAAGAAAAATGATGCCAGTATCTCTTGCGGTAGCAGGTCTTGGGGTAGCGGCTGTAAAGACTGCTTCAGATTTTGACTCTGGTATGTCAAAGGTAAAAGCAGTATCTGGTGCAACAGGGTCTGACTTTGATGCCCTAAGGGAAAAGGCTCGTGAAATGGGAGCCAAGACCAAGTTCTCAGCATCTGAAGCGGCAGAGGCTATGAACTACATGGCCATGGCTGGTTGGAAAAGTAAAGACATGATTGGTGGTATTGAAGGAGTCATGAACCTAGCTGCAGCTAGTGGTGAGGATTTAGCTACTACTTCAGACATCGTTACAGATGCCCTTACAGCCTTTGGTTTAAAAGCCGAAGACTCTTCTCACTTTGCTGATGTTCTTGCTGCTGCGTCATCTAATGCAAACACCAATGTTTCATTAATGGGTGAAACCTTTAAATATGCTGCACCTATTGCTGGGACACTTGGATATTCAGTTGAAGATACAGAAGTCGCTATTGGTTTAATGGCTAACGCAGGAATAAAGGGTTCACAAGCAGGTACAGCTTTAAGGTCTGGACTAACAAGACTCGCATCACCAACTAAAGAAGTTATTAACGGAATGTCTATGTTAGGCTTATCTATTGAAGATGTACAGGGGCTTTCACTTGATGAGACTCTAAGCACATTTAGAGTTGCCTTTGCTAATTTAGACGGAACCCAAAAAGCACAAGCAGCATCCATGATATTTGGTAAAAATGCTATGTCTGGAATGTTGGCAATTATAAATGCCAGTGAAAAAGACTACAACAGTTTGAGTGATGCCATATATAACGCAGATGGAACAGCAGAAAAAATGGCTGCTACTATGCAGGATAACCTGGCTGGTCAATTAAAGATCCTACAATCTGCCTTAGAAGAATTAGCCATATCTTTTGGAGAACTTTTAATGCCTGCTGTTAGAAAAGCAGTAGATATATTAACAAAATTGGTAAATGGACTTAATGCACTTCCAGGACCAGTAAAAGGTATTATTGCAGGTATCGGTCTTTTTATAGCTGCTCTTGGACCTGTACTTATGATTGTCGGAAAACTTATCTGGTCAATAGGAACTATTATGACCAAAGGACCTCTAATAGTAGGAGGAATAACTAAGATAGTTGGAATATTTACAGGTACACTTATACCAGCAATCACTGCAGTAGTATCAGCCATTGGTATAGTTCCTATTGCTATTGGTGCAGTAATAGCTGGCCTTGTTCTTTTATGGAAGAAGTGCGACTGGTTTAGAGAAGGGGTCATCTCCATATGGGAAACTATTAAGGAATCAACTGCTGCCATTTGGAATGGAATAAAAGAATTTTTCGTAAACCTATGGCAGGGAATATCAGAATCTTGGACAAGTACCTGGACTGAAATCACAAGTTTTCTATCAGAGTTTTGGTCTGGATTTATTGAAGGAGTTAAGACTACTTGGAAAGGCATCAAGGACTTCTTTGCCAATCTATGGAATGGACTTGCTGAAGGATGGAACAGTATATGGACATCTATAACAACTTTTCTAACTGAATCTTGGAATACCTTTATTGAGGGAGCCAAGAGTCTATGGCAAAGTTTAGGAGAATTCTTTACAAGTCTTTGGACAGAAATTCAAACTACTTTTACCAATGTATGGACAGCTATTTCAACTACAACTACAGAAGTATTTACAGCAGTTGGAGAGTTTATCAGGACTACTTGGGAAGGTATTAAGACTTTAATTTCAACCGTTCTTGATGCTATAAAGGTAAAAATAGAGACTATTTGGAATGGAATAAAAGAGTTTTTAACAACAGTCATTACTGCCATTGGGACATTTATTTCTACATCCTGGACCAATATAAAAACTACAATTGAGACTATCTTGACTTCTATTAAGACAGTCCTTGAATCAATCTGGAATGGGATAAAGACCTTTATCTCATCAACAATGAATAATATTAAAACCTTTGTTTCATCTGCTTGGAAATCCATAAAGTCGACCATTTCATCTGCAGTAAATACTGCAAAGTCAGCAGTATCGTCTGCATTTAATTCGATGAGATCAAGTATTTCATCGACCATGTCAAATATTCAGTCAACTATTAGAAATGGATTTAATAATGCGGTTAATCATATTAAGAACTTAGCATCTCAAGCTTATACATGGGGAGCCGATATGATTAATGGGATTGCAAGAGGGATTAGAAGTGCGATTAGCAATGTGACATCTGCTGTATCGAATGTAGCATCAACTATTAGGTCTTACCTGCACTTCTCTGTTCCAGATGTTGGACCTTTAACTGACTATGAATCATGGATGCCAGATTTTATGGAAGGCTTATCTAAGGGGATAGAAAAGAGCAGAAGACTAGTTCAATCTTCAATGGAAAATGTGGCAAGCGATATGGTTTTAAGTCCCAATATATCAGCTGTTGGTATGGTTGGATTTGATAAAGAATCTGCTGTAAGCGGTATTGATATAGGAAGACAAATATCCGATGCACTTGCAAATATCAATTTAAAATCTGAAAATACTGGAGACATAGTCATACCAGTTTATCTTGGAGGGACTCTCCTTGATGAAGTTATTGTCAATGCATCTATGCGTAAGAATTTAAGAAGTAGAGGTAGATAATGACCTAACCCAAAATCTGTGATTTTGTTGGTAGGTCAGATGCAGTCTCACCCAATGAACAAGGAGCAAAGCGACGTAGTGAATGGAGGTGTAGTCGTATAAATTGAAATATCAATCATATTTAATTATTGAAGGAGTAGACCTACCACTACCAAATTCTTATGATTTGGAGTTTAGAGATATAGAAGCAGATACTGGCGGAGAGACAGAGGCAGGTACTATTCAAAGGGATATTGTTAGAAACAAAGTAGCAAGTATTTCTGTAGGTTTTTCATGTAGTCCTAAGCTTGTGAAGATATTGAGTGGTCTTGCTAACAAGTCTAATCTTAAAGTTAAATTCTTAGATACAGAAACGTTGGAATTAAAAGAGACACAAATGTATATAGATAAGTTTCAAGTCAAATTAATAAAAGATACTTCTTATAAAGGATTGTGGGAAGTATCTTTTTCATTGGAGGAGTACTAATGTATCCAACAAGCAATGAATATAAAACAGTTATAAAAAAGAACTCTCGTAAATTTTACTGGACGGGAAATATCATCTTAAAAGATGAAACAATCATTCCATTTACCAATAAAGATATTCTTAAAGGGTCTGGATACATTCATCGTTCATGCTCTAGATCTTCTGAACTTGAAATAGGTACAGTTTATGCTGGAGAGTTTGGAATCAGTCTTTTTTCAGATATAGATAGGTATTCTCTAGAAGATTCAAAGCTAGAACTTTTTTATCATCAAGAATTAGAGAATAAAAAGATAGAAACCATACCAATGGGAATTTTTGATGTCACTGAAGCAAATAGGTCTAAGAAAATTTTAGAACTAAAAGGCTATGATTATATGCTTAGATTTGATAAGAATTTCCCAGTAACCGATACATTTGGTACAGCTTTTGAATTACTAAGTCTTTCATGTGAGAAGTGCAAGGTAGAACTAGGCATGACAGAAGATGAAGTAAAAGCTTTTGTAAATGGAGAGGAAGTTTTGGCAATTTATCAAGACCATGATATAGAAACTTACAGGGACTTTATTCATTATATAGCATCGACTCTTGGTGCTTTTGCTGGGGTTTCTCGTAATGGTAAGTTGGTTTTAAAGAAGTATGCAGAAAGCATATCAACTGAAATTAAAAAAAGAGAAAGATTTTCTTCATCAATATCAGATTTTAAGACAAGATATACAGCCATCAACTCAACAAATGCAAAGACTAAAATAGCTGAATACTATTCTTTAGAAAATGATGATGGACTAACTATGAACCTTGGAATAAATCCATTGATGCAATTAGGACTTCCAGAAAAAAGAAAAAGAATGTGTGAGGCTCTTCTTACTGAAATTTGTAAGATTCATCACACACCTTTTGATATGGTAACCATAGGAGACCCAAGTCTTGATGTTGGAGATAGGATAGCTATTTCTTACGAAGAAGAAAAGATTGAAGGGCTTATTACCGACATTGAATACAAGATAAATGGAAAGCACAGGATTTTAGGAGTTGGGAAGAATCCATACCTATCCAAGGCCAAAAGCAAGAATGATAAGAATATAGTAGGACTGTTAAATCAAATTGAATCTGAAAAGTTAGTAGTTCATGCCTATTCTAATTACTCTGCCTTTAGTCTTTCTACCACAGACACGCCAATAATTCGTATAGAATTTGCCTCCAATAAAGAAACGGAGGCAATTTTTAATGCATCTATCTTGTTAAATATCATCTGTGATACTGAAGAAAAAACTAGAAAGATATCAAGAAAGGTTAAGAAACAAGTAGAGGTTTTAAATAATGATGGAAAATCCTATGATCCTCCAAAGTTTGAAGAAAAAGAAGAAGTAGAGGAATTAGACTTTATTGAAAACATAGTAATACCAACAAGGCTTGTCATTACCTATATTTTTAATGATACGAAAATAGAACATCACATTCCAAAGGAAACCTACCTAAGTGGTGACCACATTTTAAATCTTTTTTATCCGTTAACTAAACTTCAGGAAAAGACGATGAACAACTTCTCGGTATTAATTAGGCTTGAGTCTGGTCAAGCAATGATTGGAAAAGATAATGCTATCGCAGCTATATCTGGTCAATCTCTAGGTTCTACAGAGGCTTGGGATGGAAAGCTTAAGATTGATGAATCTTGGAAGAAGATAGAACTTAGCCATTCATTCTTGATTAGAAAATTGAAGGCTGAATACAAAGTTGAAAGTCAAGTCCCAAGGTCACTAGTATTTGATGAAAAGGTAGGAAGATTTAAATATCAAGGATTGATGCTTGGAAAATATAAAGAAGAAATTACAACAGAATTTAAAGATAAGGAGGAGGAAGAAAATGCTCAAGGGTAAATCAGTCATTGAACTAACTGATGTGAGAACAAAAAAGAAGGAGATATATGAAGATGAAAACTTAATAACTAATGCAGTCCCAGATTTATTAAGGCTGAATCCATCAGGGCTTATGTATCCGATATTTAAAACCAATGCAGAGGAATACAAGGAAGAAATATTCCCAATAGCAAATAAGTGTTATGGGGGTATTTTATTATTTGAAGCTCCTCTCGATGAAAATTCAAATAAATATATAGCACCTGCAAATAATAAGATAATTGGATATGCATCGAATGATGTTAATTCAACAGATGCACCAAAAAGAGGCTCTGCAAATTTAACTGAATCTACTCCTATAGAAAACGGATATAAATTTGTTTGGGATTTTTCAACATCACAAGCAAATGGTAGAATATCGTCTCTTGCGTTAACTCATTACAGAGGAGGGAAATACTTCTACGGAGATGCTCATGGAAGAGATCCGTTCCTACTTTTAAATAAAACAAAAATGTATTCTGATAGAGTTATTACAGATATTTACCAAGGTTGTGTAGAATATGATATTGAAAACAGTACACTTATATCAATCTGGCCTAAGAATGAGACTTCTATAGAGATTGTCAAACTTAGAGAATCAATTACAGATATCGGTTTAAATGATCCAATATTTACAAAGGGAAATTATCAAGAAGAAAGAACGATTGTAGATGCAAAGGAGTTTTTTGACAAAGTATATTATTGGAAAGAAACATGTTTTTATAACGGACCAGATGATTATTGGTATGGATTTGGGACTAAGTACAATAAGTTAATAAGGATGAAGATTTCTAAAAAAGATTATTCTACTACTGTGGATGAATGGTCTTTAAATGACATTAGCTTATATAAACTTGGAGATTATAAGGACCAAGATTCTAGCTATTGCGAAAGGAGAGCATATAGCTGTATAAAGGACAGTTATCTATATGCTATTGGTGCTGGAAATGATTATAACTTGTTATATAAGATTAACATTAATAATCCTGTTGATATCAGCAAATTTGATCTAGAATATGATATTCAAAGAACTACTTATTCTGGAGAATATATGTATTTATTTAATTGGGGAGACTATATTCTAGGAAATAAATTTTCAATAAATAGGAATGATGAGATTATTCGTAGAGATGATAAAACAGAGTACGAAGGAAGGAGCATTCCGTATTTAATGTCTACACCTATTCAGTTAGACCTTTAATGCTTGGTTATGGAGGATATGAAAATTCGTTTTATAAACTATTATTTCTTCACACTCCATATCTTGGAACAATTAATAACTTATCAAGTCCAATATTAAAAACGGCAGACAAGACAATGAAAATAACTTATACATTAACTTAGGAGGAATAAAATGAACAAATTCTTTGAAATACTAAAAGTATGCTTTACAGCTATCGGAGGATGGTTGGGATTTTATCTTGGAAGTGTAGATGCTTTTATTTACACACTTCTTGCTTTTGTAATAGCTGACTATTTAACAGGGGTTTTAAGAGCAGGAGTTGAAAGAAAGCTATCCTCGTCCATAGGATTTAAAGGGATAGCAAAAAAGATTATGATTTTTATAGTTGTAGGTATCGCAAACCTATGTGATGTAAATTTAATTAAAGGTGATGGGACAATGATAAGAACAGCCATCATCTTTTTTTATATAGCAAATGAAGGGCTTTCTATCTTAGAAAACTCTGTGGCTTTAGGTATGCCAGTACCAGAAAAATTAAAAAGAGTATTAGAATAATTCAAGGAGGAAAAATAAATGAGTAATAGCCCATTAGTACAATCAACAATTCGCTCACCTAACCATAGTGGAAGAAGGAATCAAAAGATAACAAAAATAGCTATTCACCACGCAGCTGGAGTTATAAATAGTAGAAATCTTGCTGGAGTATTTGTGCTAAGGTCAAGACTAGCATCAGCTAACTACAACTTAGGTTCAGACGGAGTTATTGTTTTAGGGGTTGATGAATCTAACAGAGCCTGGACAACTTCATCTTCCTGGTGTGATAACCGAGCAGTCACAATTGAAGTAGGGAACTCTACGAGAGGTCCTCAGTGGTTAGTTTCTGATTATGTTTTAAATAGACTAATTGATTTAGTAACAGACATCTGTAGGAGAAATGGAATCTATCCTTGTACCTATACTGGAGGCAAAGATGGTGTACTTCAAAAACACGAATGGTATAAAAACACTAACTGTCCTGGTCCATATCTTGGCAGCAAGTTTCCATATATTGCAAGCGAGGTTAATAAAAGACTAAGAGGCGATAAGACTGTTAGTAAATCAGTAGGTGGACTATATAGAGTTAGAAAATTTTGGTCTGAGGTAAATAGTCAGAAAGGTGCATTTAAGAATTTAGATAATGCCAAAAGATGTGCTGATAGATTTAGATTAAAAGTATTCGATGCTAATGGTAAGATAGTTTATCCAAAAGATAAAACAATCGACCAATTAGCCAGAGAAGTTATAAGTGGAAAATGGGGAAATGGAGAAGAAAGAAAAAGAAGGTTAATCAATGCTGGATACGATTATTATGCTATTCAGAGGAGAGTAAATGAATTAATTTAATAGAAAAAATTATGCCTGTATCAACTTATGGTACAGGCTATTTTTTATTTCAAAACCTTTTAACGCTATTTATGTAGGGGTGTGCAAATAGAGTTTATAGTCGTTTTAAAAATCAAACATTAAATTGTATCAAAATAGTGAGAGTCTTAGATCCTCCCTATAATACGGGTTCGGACGGCTTTGTCTACCCTGATAATTTTCAGTTCAGTGTAGAAGAACTTTCTTTAAAAATTGGAATTACAGAAGAAGAAGCAGAAAGGATCCTTGATTTAGCAGGAAAAAGTACCCATTCTGCATGGCTTACCTTTATGTATCCAAGATTAGTATTAGCGAGAGATTTATTATCAGATGACGGGGCTATTTTTATTTCAATTGATGATAATGAACAGGCAAATTTGAAATTAATTTGTGATGAGATTTTTGGTGAGGAAAATTTTATTGTAGATTTAAAATGGGCAAACAAAGAAGGTGGGGGTTCTTCGGATTCGAAACTATTTAGAGTAAAAGATGAACATATATTAGTATATGGAAAACTAATAAATAATTTTGAAATTAGAGGTCTACCACCATCAAACATAGAACGATATAAGGAATCTGATGAATATGAACATACACGTGGAAAATATTATTTACAAAAACTTGGAATGGGTTCAATACAATATTCAGAATCCATGGATTATCCAATAACAATGGAAGACGGTACTATTCTATATCCTGAAGATAATAATTCCGGTAGAAAAGCCATTTGGCGTTGGTCAAAAGAAAAATACCAATGGGGGATTGAGAACGATTATATCGTATCAAAACAAGATAAGGAAGGGAACTGGGTTTTATACACTAAGCAATATCTAAATGCTGACAATAATGGGAATTTAATAGAAAGAACGCAAATTCCAATGGGAATAATTTCTCAATTTTCTAGTACACAGGGATCGAAGGAATTATCAAAATTAGGATTGGACGGATATTTTTCATACCCTAAACCTACATTTCTAATTAAATATCTAATTAATAGGATAACAGGGAATGAATTTACTTGTCTTGACTTCTTCTCAGGCTCTGCAACAACAGCCCACGCTGTTATGGAACTTAATGCCGAAGATAATGGAAAGCGTAAATATATTATGGTCCAGCTTCCGGAAAAGATTGAAGAAAATAAGCCTGCCTATAAAGCTGGCTATAGAACTATTTATGAAATCGGCAGAGCGAGAATTGAAAAAGCAGCACAAAAAATCAAAGAAGAAACAGGTGCAAATATGGACTATGGCTACAAACTCTACTATCTTGAAACTCCTGAAGAGAAAACTCTGATTGATCTTGAAAATTTTGAACCAGAAATTAAATTCCTTACGAAGGACATGATAAAAATATTTGATAATGAATACTCTTTAGGAAAAGAAAGTATACTCACTACTTGGCTTAATGAAGATGGCTATGGTTTAACGAAGAGTTCAAGCCCCTATATACTTGAACATTATTCAGCAGACTTAATTGAAAAATCTCTTTATATTATAGATGAAGGTTTAGAAGATGAAGATGTTATGACCTTGATTAAAAGAATTGAGAATGAAGAACTGGATATTACTAGGGTCGTTGCATATGTTCATTCGCTTCGTTTCAATGTTCTTCATGAACTGAGAAAAAATCTTAAGGTTTTAAGGAATAATAAAAATGTTTCACTCATTGAGAGGTTTTAA